GCGGCGCAGAAAAATTCGCAGGTTTAACACAGGGGTGGGTTGCAAATGAAGCGCGGGCCGAAGCCAAAGCCGCCGCGGCTGCGATTGCTCAACGGCAACGCGAGCAAGCGGCCGCTGCCCGAGCCCAGTCTGAAGGCAAAGGCGTCGATCCCCGAAGCGCCGAAGTTTCTGACGCTCGAAGCGCGGCGCGAGTGGAAGCGCATCACGCGCGCACTCGGTGCCTTGGGCTCGCTGACGGAGTTCAGTCTCAGCGATCTGACCTGTTACTGCCGCGCGTGGGGTCGCCTGGCGAAGGCAGAGCGAAAGCTCAAGACGAAGGGCGAGGTCCTGCGCGGCCTGCGCAACGGCGGGCAGTATCAGAATCCCTGGCTCGCGGTCGCGAAGCAGGCGGCGATGGACTTGGCCAAGTTCGGGTCGCGTCTCGGTCTCGATTCGATTGCGCCTAGCGCCGAGCCGCAGGACGAACTAGAAGACTTCCTCAATGGACCAGCCGCGTCATGATTGCCCGGTCCTGGCGTATGCGCGTGACATCACCGAGGGACGAATCCCAGCATGCAAGTGGGTGAAGCTCGCTTGCAAGCGGCACTTGGATGACCTTGCGAACGGCGAGGCCCGCGGGATTTGGTGGGACCAGAAAGCGGCCGATCGAGCCATTCGTTTCTTTGGCTTTCTGAAACATTCGAAGGGCAAGTCGGCCGGGCAACCCTTCGTATTATCGCTGTGGCAGAAGTTCGTTGTCGGTTGCGTGTTCGGGTGGAAACGTGCGGACGGCACGCGCCGCTTCCGCGACGCCTGGCTGGAGGTCCCGAGAAAAATGGGCAAGACGACGCTCGCCGCTGGCATCGCGCTCTTGTTGCTCGTGGCTGATAACGAGATGGGCTGCGAGGTCTATTCCACTGCCACGAAACGCGACCAGTCGAAGCTAAGCCACGGGGAAGCGAAGCGGATGGTGAAGGCGTCGCCCGCGCTGAAGAAACGCATCGAGATCTACCGCGACAATCTGTCGGTCGAATCGACCAACAGCAAATACGAACCAATCGGCGCCGACGCCGACACCGCGGACGGCCTCAATCCGCACGGGTTGATCTGCGACGAAGTGCATGCCTGGAAGGGCCGCGAGTTTTGGGACGTGCTCGACACCGCGATGGGGGCCCGCGCTCAACCGCTTAAGTTCTGCATCACCACGGCCGCGGCCGACTCACGGCAAGAAACGGTCTACGACGAACAGCACAAGTACGCCAAGAACGTGCTGGAAGGCCGGTACCCCGATGATGCGCTGTTCGCCCTGATTTACACGATCGACGCCGACGACGACTGGACCGACGAGAAGAGTTGGGCCAAGGCCAACCCCAATCTCGGCATCTCCGTTGCGATCGACTATCTGCGCGACAAATTCCGCAAGGCCGAGCGCTCGCCATCCAGCGCCAACGCGTTCAAACGCCTCTATCTCAACGTCCGTACCGCCTCGGCCGATGGCTGGCTGCCGATGGACCTTTGGGACAAATGCGGCCTGGCCACGTTCGACCCGAAAGAACTCGACGGCAAGGATTGTTTCGGCGGGCTCGACATCGCCAACTCTTCCGACCTGGCGGCATTCGTGCTCATCTTCCCCTGGGAAGACGGCTTCCGGTTGATCGCTTTCTTCTGGTGTCCCGACGAAGCAAGGGACACCCGCGGCCAGAAGCTCCGCGACCTGCTGGCGCCCTGGGTTGAGGCGGGCTTCATCAACGCGACCGAGGGCAACGAGATCGACCTGAAGGCGATCGAGGAATGCGTCAAAGAATGCGCGAGCAAATACAACCTGCGCCAGGTCGCCTTCGATCCGTGGAACGCGACGGCTACCGCCCAGAACCTGATGGCCCACGGCATCGCGATGTTCAAGTTTCTCCAGAACATCCACAACTTCAACGAACCTTCGCGGCTATTCGAGTCGCTCGTCAGGCAGTGCCGCTTGCAGCACAACGCGAATCCGGTCCTGACCTGGATGGCCGGCAACGTGACGATGAAAAGCGACGGCGTCGGCAACATGATGCCCGACCGCAAGAAATCGGCCAACAAGATCGACGGCATCCCCGCGGGCATAATGAGCCTTTCCCAGGCGACGCTGGCGCCGGCGGAATCGAGCGGAGGCGTAGAGCGATGGTAAGGGACACGGCGGCGCTGGCTGGCTTGTTGTTGCTCACCCTGGGGCTTGGGATGATTTATCTGCCGCTGGCGGCGATCGCCGCCGGCGGGCTGCTGCTCGCGGCCGCTGTTTGGGGGCACGTGAATGATCCTCGATCGACTGCTGGGACGGGCGAAGCGACTGGCGACGAAGATCCCCGGCCGCCGCTGGTCTGAGACTCCCGGCGTAATGTGGGGCGGCCGCCAGAGTTCGGCGGGCGTCAGCGTCTCGGAGGACGATGCGCTATCGCTCTCGGCCATTTTCGCCGGCGTGCAGTTGCTCAGTTCGATCATCGGGGCGCTGCCGCTGTCGGTCTACCGCAAGGACGGCCGCAGCCGCCAGGTCGCCGACGATGAACCCGCGCATCACGTTTTGCACACCGAGTACAACCCCGAGATGACGGCGTCGATCGGCCGGCGAACCTCGGAGTTCCATCGGCTGCTGTGGGGCAACGAATACGCGGAAATCCAAAACGATCAACGCGGCGAACTATCCGCGCTCTGGCCGCTCGAACCCTGGCGCGTGCAAGCAAAGCGGCGCGACAGCGGCCAGCTTTTCTATCTAGTGGATGGCACTCGCGAGGTCGAAAGCAGCGACATGCTGCACGTGCCCCTGGTCTCGAAAGACGGCGTGACCGGCCGATCGTTTGTTGACTACGCGCTAACGTCTCTCGGGGTTGGCATCGCCACGCAGGATTTCTCCGCGCGCTTCTTCGGCAACGGCGCCAAGCCGGGCGGCCTGCTCAAGCACGCTGGCTCTCCGTCCAAGGAGGCGCGCAAAGAGTTCCGCGAGTCGTGGCAGGAAACGCATGGCGGTCCGGAGAACGTCAACCGAGTTGGCGTGCTGTGGGGCGGCTGGGACTGGCTGGCTGGCGACGGCACGATGGAATTGGAAAAAGCGCAACTGCTGCAAACGAAGCAATTCCAAACCGAAGAGGTGGCGCGTTGGCTGAACATTCCACCCCACCTGCTGCGCGATCTGAGCCGCGCTACATTTTCCAACATCGAGCATCAAGGTATAGATTTTGTGATCTATAGCCTGATGCCGCCGCTGGTCAACAAGGAGCAAGAGTACGATCGCAAACTCCTGAGGCGCTTGGCCACGGCCCGGCAGGTCTATTGCAAGCACAACGTCGCAGCGCTTTTGCGCGGCGACTCCGCGGCCCGCGCGGCGTTTTACAAAGAGCTTTGGATGATGGGGGTTCTCTCTCAGAACGACATCCGCGAACTCGAAGACATGAACCCGATCGCGGGCGGCGACGTGTATTACGTCCCGGTGAACATGCAGCCCATCCAGAAGGCGCAAGCCGCCATTCCCGACGCGACAAATCCGAAGCCGCCACAAGACACGCAGGCCCAGCCGGCAGCCGATGGCCAGCCCGCGGAAGATGCCGAGGACGCGGCGGCGACGGGCGACGTTCAAGGAACTGCGTTAAATGGGGCTCAGATCGCCTCATTGATCTTGGTTACCGACAAGCTGGCTGCGAAGCAGTACCCGGCCGATTCGTCGAAGGCGATCATACAGGCAGCTTTCCCGCTGATGGACGAAGCGCTGATCGACACGATCGTCGACGGCCTGAAGGATTTCGAGTCTCCGGCGCCGAATGAACCGCGCCCGCCATCGCCAGCGCTAAGGCCGATCCTGGCGGACGTGTTCGCCCGGCTCTCGAAGAAGCTCGCCAACGAAGCGCGGCGGGCGGCGAAGAAACCGGGCCAATTCCTCGCCTGGCTCGATGCGTTCTTCCCCAAATTCGAGGTGACGTTGGCGCAAGCCCTGGCGCCGATCGACGACAACCATGCCGCCGGCATCGCCGCCGCATACTGCGCCACGAGCCGCGAGTTGCTGCTCGACATCGCCGGCAGTGCCAAGCCGCAAGAGTTGTTCGGCCTGGTCGATTTGACGCTCGACGAATGGGCCATCACGCATCCGGGCGGATGGGCCGACAAAGCCCTGGAGAAGATCCATGCCAAAGTTTAACCTCCGCCCCAACTGGGAAGCCTGCAAAGTGACCGGCCGGCCGATCGGCGTCGATCGCAAGAACGCCATCATCCGCGGCTACGTCGTCGCGCAAGAAGGCCCCTTCAAGTCAATGGACCGCGGCGAGTTCGACGGCCAGGCTCTCGAGTCGATCGTCAGCCTGATGGCCGCAAACCGCGGCGGCACCAAGTCCAGGTTCGCCCATCCCGACGCCAGCAACGACGGCCTGGGCAAGTTCCTGGGACGCGCGCACAACCCGGCGATGTCGACGGCGCTCGACGAACGGACCGGCAAGACGGTGCAGGCGGTCCGCGCCGACTTGCACTTCGACAAGACGGCCCTCGAAACCCCGCCGCAGGGCGGACGGCCGCTCGGCGATTACGTGATGGCCCTTGCCGAATCGGATCCCGGCGCCCTGTCGAGTTCGCTGATGGTCAAGGTCGACGAAGAGTACCGTCTGGAACCCGACGGCACGCGCCGAAAGGGAGCGGACGGCGAGCCGCTGCCCCCGCTCTGGCGGCCGAAAGACATTCACGCGTCCGACATCGTCAACGTCGGGGACGCCGCCGACGCGCTGCTGTCTCCCGAAACGATCGACGGCCTGCCCCTGGCTGCACTCTGGCGAGGCGAAGAGTTGCTCGACTCCGTGTTCGACGGGCAGCCGCGGGAGGTCATCCGCGAGCGCCTGACGGCCTGGCTGGATCGCTACCTCACGCGCAAGTTCGGCGTGGGCGAACGCCAGAGCGTGCAGGTGATCGATCATCGCCGCGAGCCGAGAACCTTCGAACGCCGCCGGCGGCAGCGCAAACGCGAGGGCTCTTGACTCGCTCCGTAGGATAGAGCAACTGAACTCCGGAATCTTCGCACGCCGTCGCGAGTGGGGATTCTCGGCAGAAGGCACTCACCTTCGCCGGGGATCTGAACTCGCAACGGCGTGTTTCGTTTCCCGCGGCCCCCTGGGGAAACGAACCATGCCGAAGAATCTCGCCACGCCAAACGAAGGCGAATCCCGTGAAGACTTCATCGCCCGCTGCCAGGAAGAGGGCGGCGACGAAGAGTCCTGCGCGGCCGACTGGGATGCCGCCAACCCGCCGGCCAGCGAGGGCGCCTCCGCGGGCCTGTCGCTCAAGCAACTCGCCGAGCAGAAGCGGAAGCTGATCGCGGAGAACCGCCGCATCATCGACCAGGCCGACAAGGAAAAGCGGCCGCTCACCGGCGAAGAGGCCCAAGAGTACGATCGCCGCGAAGCCGACGTCGAGAAACTCGACGCCCAGATCAACGGCTTGGCCGATCACGAAACCCGCCGTCAGCGTCTCGCCGTCCTGGAAGACTCCCTCAAGCGGCCGCTGCCCCGGCAAACCTCATCGTCCCAACCGGCCGGCCGTTGCGGCTGCGACGGCGCGGCGCTGTCGTTTTCCCTCGGCAAGCATCGCCAGCCCCTGCTCATCCTGCCCGGCTCGCCGCTGTACGCGCTGGCCTCCGCAAAGTACCTCAACGCCTTCAACAGCTTCGCCCGCGGCGAACGGCGCAACTGGGAATCGCTCGGCCTCAAGGTCGCCGACGATTCGAAGGGCGGCTACCTCGCGCCCATGTCGTGGGTCGCCATGCTGATCAAGTTCCTCGACGACGAAGTGTTCGTTCGCCAGCTTGCCACGGTCCTGCCGCCGACGACGTCCAAGAGCGTTGGCGCGGTCTCTTACGATACCGATCTGGACGATGGCACCTGGACGCCCGAAGTCCCCGCCTCCGACGTCTCCGAAGACGACGCCATGCGCTTCGGCGGCCGCGAACTGGCCCCGCATCTCATCGCGAAATTGGTCAAGACCTCGCTCAAGCTGGCCCGATCGTCCTCGATCAACATCGATTCCTTCGTCGCCGAGCGCTTCGGCTACAAGTTCGGCGTCACCGAGGAGAAAGCCTTCCTGACCGGCGACGGCGTCGAGAAACCGCTGGGCGCCTTCACCGAGTCGGCCAACGGCATCACCACCACGCAAAACGTGGCCACGTCCTCGACCACCGACTTCACCGCCGACGACCTGGTCAACTGCCTCTACGACCTGAAGGACGCCTACGTGGCCAAGGCGACCTGGGTCGGCTCGCGCGAGTTCCGCCGCCGCTGCCGCAAGCTGAAGGACGGCGAGGGCCGCTGGATGCTGATCGAGAACCAGAACGGCGGCATGCTGACCACGCTGCTCGAGCGGCCCTTGAAGGTCAGCGAGTTCGCGCCCGCGACGTTCACCGCGGCCAAGCCGATCGCCGTCGTCGGCGACTGGTCCAACTACTGGATCCAGGACGGCCTGAACCTCGAGATCCAGAACCTGCTCGAACTCTTCGCGCTCAAGAACCAGATCGGCTGGATCGCCCGCAAGGAAACCGACGGCATGCCGGTTCTGGCGGAAGCGTTCCGGCGCTTCAAGACCAAGGCGTAAGCGGCGGCTGATTCATAACCACGAATTCGCCGCCTCGGCGGCCGGGAGTTTCGGACCATGCAAGACCTCTTTCACAGCCTCAAGTGCTCGCTGGCCGAGCCGCCGGTCGCGGCCGTGACCGACGACACGCCGTACGTCTCGACGATCCTCGACAAGGCCGACTTCGACTCGGCGCTGTTCGCCGGCATCTTCGGCACCAACACCGATGCCAACGCGACCTTCACGGTGCTCGTTGAAGATGGCGACGACTCGGGGCTTTCCGACGCCGCGGCCGTCGCCGACGAATACCTGCTCGGCATCGAAGCGATGGGCCTGGACTTCGCCGACGACAACAGCGTGTTCAAGATCGGCTACATCGGCCCGAAGCGCTACATCCGGGTGACGATCACGCCCTCGGGCAACAGCGGCAACATCTTCTTCGCGGCCATGTGGATCCAGGGCCACGCCCGCAAGACGCCGCAATCGACTCAGGTCATCGCCTGATCGGTCGCGTTGGATTGACGTCCGTTTTTGGATTGCTCTGTTTCCTCCTGTTCAATTTCTGCGGAGCGCCGGCCCCGATTTGAACAGGAGGCAACGGAGGAAACAGAGGCAGAGCTTTCGCCCAATTTGTCAGATGCCGTGGAGTCCTCCCAATGAGCGCCGAAGCCGGACATCATCCGAACCGCATCTACCACAGCCAGGACGGCGACTTGCACCTGAATGGCGCCAAGGTGTTCGATGCCAATGAAGTGGACATCACGTCGACGCTCAACGGCGTGGCGACCGCTGCCGTCGCCGGGACCGCCGAGGCGAGCAAGGTTCCCGTCCTTGGCGCGGGCAAGGATCTCGATGTCCTGACCGTCACGACGCTGACCGATACCAAAGAAATCGCGGGCGTCGGCGCATCGACCGCCGCGGCCGGCAACGACAACACCAATGCCGGCGCTCTGCCGGCCGGCACTGCGAAAATCTATCCGACGACCGCCGCCGACGACACCAAAGGCGTGATCATCGACGTGGCCGATAAAGTGACCGGCCGCGTGCTGCTGATCGGCAATGGCGTCAGCAACAAAATTCTCAAGGTCTATCCGCCATCCGGCGGAACGATCAACGGCGCGGCGGCCAACGCCGCCTTCAGCAGCGCCAGCGGCGGCGGTGTAATCATCGTCTGTTTGTCGAGCGCCGGAAACACCTGGCTTGCGTGGTAAGCGATGTACGCCGAGAAACACACGATCGCGTTGACGACGGCCGCGGACGGCTCAGCGACGGCCTACACGGCGTTGCGCCTCACCGGCCGCATCCTCGCCGTCATCTACGCGAAAACGGATTTCGACGACGGCGTCGATTTCACGATCACGCTGGAGGGCACCGGCGAGGCGATCCTGACGCTGACCAATCAGAACGCGTCGGGCAAGTTCTACCCGCGCGTGCCCGTCCAGGACGAAACCGGCGCCGACGCTCTCTACGCGGCCGGCGGCACCAAGCTCCGCGACGCCGTCGTCGCGGTTTTCGATCGCGTCAAAGTAGTCGTCGCCCAGGGCGGCAACGTCAAGACGGGCGCGATCACCGTGATCGTGGGGTGAACCATGATCCCGGCGGTGAAAGTTCCGCCCTCGGCCGAGCCGGTGACCCTGGACGAAGCCAAGGCCCAGTTGCGGCAGAACGTTGACGACGACGATGCCGCCATTATTCGGCGCATTCGCGCAGCGCGGGAGTGGGCCGAGACGATCGTCGGCCGGGCCATCCCGGCCCAGACGTTCGAACTGGCCTTCGACGCCTTCCCATGCCAGCGGCTGCGTTTGCCGCGGCCGCCGCTCGTCAGGGTCGACTGGCTCAAGTACGTCGACACGGCCGGCGCCACGCAGACGCTCGATGCGGCGAAGTATCAGGTCAGCACCTCGCGCGAGCCGGGCGAGATCGTCCCGGCCTACGGCGACACCTGGCCGACGACGCGGGCGCAACTGGATGCGCTGACGGTCCGCTTCGTTGCCGGCTGGGCCTGCACGAGCGTGGCCCTGGGCATCAGCGCTGGCGCGCAGACGGTGACCCCGGCCAGCATGGCGGGGATCGCCGTCGGCTCGGTGCTCACGATTGACGAAGGCGCATCGCGCGAAAGCGTTATGGTCACCGCCGTGGCGGCGACAACCTTCACGGCCGTCTTCGCCGAGACGCACGAGGCGGGGGCCAGGGTATCCGCCGTGCCCGACGGCGTGCGCGAGGCGATTTTGCTGAAGATCGAGGAGAGCATCACCGGCGACGAGGCTACCTCGAAAGCAGCGCAGGACCTGTTGTTCGTCTACTGGTACGGGGGTTACTGATGAGCACCATTAGCGCTTCGCTGAAGATCGAACTGGCGGTCACCGAGACGTTGACGACGGCGGAGAGCCCGCTGATCGACTCGGGAGACTCCACGGTCAAAGAGAAGATCTCCGTCAGCAAGACGTTGAGCGCCTCGTCCACGCCGGACGGCGAACTGCACGCGGCCATGCAGATCGCCATGACCGCCGGGGCCGCGACCATCGACTTCACGGCGCTCACCAGGCATGGCGGCGGCGCGGTCAGCTTCAACGGCAAGATCGTCCGCTGCGTCGTCTTCGAAAACCCCGCGACCAACGCCAATTCGATCACGATCGCCGAGGGCGCTGCCAACGGCCTGGCCCTGCTCGGCGCCGCCTTCTCAATCATTTTGAAGCCGGGTCATTCCATCGGCATCAATCTGGATGATGACGGCCCGACGGTGGGCGCTGCCGACAAGAACGTGGACATCACGGGCACCGCTTCCCAGGTCCTCAACATGGTCGCCGTCGCGGGATAGGGTCGCCCATGACGCGCAACGCCGGCAAGTACGATACGCGGCTGGCCTGGCTCAAGTACCGGCCAGTCAAGGACCCCGACACGAATCAGGTGAAGGACGAGTACGATCCGCACGGCGACTTGTGGGCCAACGTCTCCGACCTCGGCGCGAGCGGCAAGCCGCTCGGCGCGGCCAAGATCCAGACGGTCGGCCTGCCCGTGGCCCAGTCGACGACGCAGGTGCGGATCAAGAACTTTCCGGCCGTGGGCTTCCGCGATCAGTTGCGGGAAAAGGGGACCGACACGTATTACGTGATCGACGGCATCTCGCGCGGGGATGACGAGTTGATCATGTTTTGCACGCGGAGGCAGGTGCGCTGAAGTGGCCAACCGGCTGCGCTACAACCTGAACGTGCAGGTCGAGAACGGCCTGTTCAAGCGCGACGTCAACGCTCAGGGCCGCGAGGTAACCTTGAGCGCTCAGGGCGCGGCCTCCGGCATCATGAGCGTGTCGACCGCCGGCGACGGCGATGCGCTGAGCCTGGGCGACCTGACGACGCCCGGCTGGCTGTACCTGCGCAACCTCGACGAAACGAACTTCGTCGTCTGGGGCCCCGACAGCGGCGGCAGCCTGATCGAGATCGGCAGATTGGATCCGGGCGAGGACGCATGGTTTCGGCTGCACCCCTCCGCGACGCTCCGCCTGGCCGCGGACACGGACACAGCGCTGGTGCAATACGAGTTATTCAATGATTGACTGGCAGCCCAACCCGATCGCCGTGCTCGACAACGTCAAGGGGGCGTTGCGCAGAAAGATCCTGCGCAAGGCCATCAACCGCGGCGTCAAGATCCTGCGCACGCCGCTCAAAGCCGCCGTGCCCAGCGAGTCGGGCGCGCTCGGCAAGAGCATCGGCCAGAAGGTCTACACGTCGCGGCGTAAAGCCGTCGTCGGCGTCGTCGGGGCCCGCACCGCCATCCAGGCGACCTTCCGCGGCCGCGTCCGCGTGCCTGCCAAGTACCTGCAGCTGATCGACAAGGGCACCGCCGAGCGGCAGACCAAAGCGGGGCATCGCACCGGCCGCGTCATTGGCAGGAATTTCATGGACCGCGTTTACAGCGCCCATGTCAATCAGGCCATCGGGGCGATGCGGCAGGTGACGGCCGAGGAGCTTCACAACGAGATGCTCAAGGCGGGGCGATCGTGATCATCGAAACCGTGATCGTCGCCCTGCTCAAGGCGTCAGCGCCGTTGGCCGCGGCGGTGGGCACCCGGTTCTATCCCGAGCAGCCGCCCGTCGTCGAGATCGATGGCATCGTCGAGTTCAATGCGCCGTTGCCGTTCGTGGTGTTCACCGAGACCGACGCCGAGGATGTCTACGACCTGCAGGGCAACGAGTTAGACCTGCATTGGCGCGAAGTGGTGATCGACATTTGGAGCAAGGATGCCCTCGAAAACTACCAGCTCCGCGTGCTGGTCAAGACGGCCCTGCGGGTGCGCGACGACAACGTGCGGTTCGTCAAGCTGGTCACCGAAGCCGCGGTGGAGGACCCGCTCGGCTACCACGGCCAGCAGATTTACCGGATCACCTACAAGGACTAGCGGGAGGATCGAGCGATGGACATCGGCATTGGCGCCACGCTGGCCTGCGATGACGACGGCGGCGAGGACAACTACGTCGCGGTCAGTCCGCTGCTCGCGCTCACCCCGCCCGATCCCGATTTCGGCACCTGGGAGTACGTCGAGGTCGACGGCGACCGCGTCAAAAAATCGATCCCGAGCACGGACGATCCGGGCGAGTGGTCGTTCGAGATCGAATACACGAAGGAAAAACTGACGCGCATGAAGGCGCTGCGCGGCAAGGCCCGCTTCTACAAGGTCGTGTTCGTCGACGGCGCGATCTGGAAAGGCCCGGCCATCATGAAGAAGGCCGGCTCGACGCCCGGCGAAACCGGGCAAGTCATCGTCTGCAACCTGCGCTGCAGCGGCGCCTGGAGCTACAGCGAATCATGATCCCCGGAGCCAAGGTCCTGCCGGTCGAAGTGCCCGAGTGGGACTTCCCGGTCTACGTGCGCAAATGGTCGATCGACCAGCGCGCCAACGTCTTCGCGGCCATCCGGCCCGCGGAAACGCCCGCGCAACTCGCCAGGGCCCAAGTCGACGTCGTTCTCTGGTCGGCGTGCGACGAGCGCGGCCAGCTTCTGTTCAGCGAGGCCGACCGGGCAGCGCTGGAAGAGGACGCCTGGATCGTCGATCGCATCGCCAACGCGGCCCGCGAACTGAACATGCCGGAAAAAAAAAGCGAGGCGGGCTCGAGCCCGAGCGCGAGTTCACCCTCGAACTCGCCGCCCATCTCGGCATGACCGCGGCCCGGCTGGTCGAGGAGATGCCGGCCGAGGAGTTCGACGAGTGGTTGTTGCTCTACAGCGCGCGGCCCTGGGGCTTCGACATCGACAACCTGCGGATGGGCACCCTGGCGGCGACCGTGCACAATTCATCCGGTTATGCGAAGCGCGCCGCCAGCGCGCGCGATTACTTCCCGCGCTTCCGCCGGCCGGGCGCGGTGAAGGACCCGGACTACTGGCGGGAGGCGCAGGAAGCCTGCCGAGCGTTCGTCGAGAGGCAGCGGAAACGTCATGGCCAATAACACGCTCGGCACCGGCGTCCTGGTCCTCAAGGCCAACGCCAACCAACTCGAAGCCGGCCTCGACAAGGCCGCGGCCAAGACCAAGCATTTCGACAAGCAGACCGCGGGCGCTGGCGCCGGCTTCATGAAGATGTTCGGCGCGGCCGCGCTCGGCGCCATGGCCATGCACATGATCCAGTCCGCCGCCCGCGCCGTCGAGGAACTTGCCAAACAACAGCGCGAAGTGCTCGACCTGGTCACCGACATCAACTCGAAAAAAGAGGCGCAGAAGCTCGGCCTGCTCGGCAGCGATGAGGATATCGCCCGCCTCGAAGAAGCCGACAAGATCGTCAGCGGCCTCGACGCGGCCTGGGCGCGGACCAAGGCCAACATCATCAGCATTCCCGCCGGCTGGCTGAACGACGCCTCGAAGGCGCTCGGCTTCGGCGGCTTGGAAGTCGACGTCGCCGCGCAGGAGGAATGGAAAAAGAAACAAAAGGAAGCCAAGGCCGAACAGGAGGCGCTGACCAAGGCCATCAAGGATATGGACGCCGAGTTGACCAAGCAGTCGGCCACGATCGGCATGGCGGCCGGCGACGTGAAGCTCTACGACCTGGCGATCAAGGGCGTCGACATCAGCAAGTTCAAGGCCCGCCTGCTGGCCAACGACATCAAACAAATGGAGGTCGAACTGAAGAAGTCGATCACCACCTTCGGCATGTCGGCCGACCAGGTCAGGCTCTGGGAGTTGCAGCAGCGCGGCGCCAGCGCTGCCGCCCTCAAGCTGGCCCAGGCGCTGAGCGAACAAAAAGAACACCTCGACAAGCTCAAGGAGGCCGAGTCGCTGGTGGCCAAGGCGCCCGCCGACGAGATGATCGACAAGGTCGAATTGCTCACCGAGAAATTCAACCGCGGCCAGATCGGCCTGGATGCCTACGCCCGCAGCCTGGAGAAGCTCCGCGCTGAGTACCAGCAGCTTCTCGAGGTCGCCGAGCCCAACAAGGTCAGCGCCCCGGCCCTGCGCGCCGGGACGCGCGAGACCGCCGAGTTTTTGATCAACGCGCGGGCCTCGATCCAGAACGCCAAGCCGCTCAACTTCGCCGAGTTGAAGGACGCCCTGATCAGGCAGGACGAACGCAAGCTCGCCCTGATGGCCAACATTCTCGATGCGCTGCGGGACAAGCCGCTGCTGCGGGTTGAGGAGGTCAACCTGCAATGAGCATCACCGCCATTCACGACCTCGGCATCGTCGAGTCCGACGACGAACTCTTCGGCCATCGCAATTACAGTTGGCGCTGGCAGGTCGACACCGACGACCCGAAGGAAGCGCCGGACGACATCGTCACCGATTCGCGCTTCATCCAGAAGGGCTGGCCGCTGATCAGCGAGGCGTTCTCCGATCCGCGCGCCGTGCTGCTCAAGCAGCGGGTGACCAAGCAGGAGAACGATCCGCGCATCGCCATCTACGTGCAGTCGTTCTCGACGAACATCAAGTTTCCCTCGGGCGATGCGGGTTCCAACAGCGGGCCGGGCACGGGCGGCAACGGCGTGACGCCGGCGACCTGGCCTCTCAATCCCCTGCTGCAGCCGCCGTCGATCCGCGGCTACTACGTCCGCGAGATGGAATCGATCGAAGAGGACTTGCGCCCCGAGAATCGCGGCGGTCCGCAGCCCGTCGTCAACGCGCTCGGCGAGCCCCTTGTGCCGCCGATCGAACGCGCCCGCAAGCTGCCAGCGATAGCGATCGGCATCAACAAGGCGTCGATCGACGAGCGCCGACTGTTCGACCTGCAGGACGCCGTCAACTCGGATCCCTGGCGCAACCTCGGCGCCGGCTTCGTCAAGGCCGAATGCGAATGGCACTCCGAGTACGATGCGCAGTTCGGCTCCTATTGGCACATCGACGCCGTGATGGTGATCAACTTCCGCGGCTGGAACCCCTCGCGATTCCTGAACACCAGCTTCAACAAGCGCGAGGCCGACCCGGCGACCGGCCGCTACATGCGCGTGCCGATCCGCGACAAGTACGGCCAGCCGTCGGCGACCGCGCAGCCGATCAACGTGGACGGCAAAGTGCTGTCGCCGCCGATCAAGCGCAACGGGACTCTCAATGCGCCTTCCAACCAGATCACCGCCCTGGCGCAGACCTCGGATCTGTTCGTCGGCGACGAGGTCCGCGGCGAGGGCATCCCGCTCGACACGACCATCCTCAGCGTCGATTCGGGGACGCAGGTGACAATCTCGAACGCCGCGACCGAGGCCGGCATTTTTTTGCTGACCTTCGGCGAGCCGTATTATTGGCTCGAATTCTGGGAGTACCCGACGATGGCCTTCGGGGGCTTCCCGTTCTGAAGGAGAGAGACGATGCCTTTTTTGCGCATTCAGTTCAACGACCAGTTGCCGCATGGCCGCATGCTGCGCGCCGTGCTCAATCGCCTGGAGGAGGCCGTCGACGGTGGCGTCGATCTGGTCGGCAAGTCCGGCGTGCCCGGCACCATGACGTTCATGATCGACGGCGATGGCTCGGACGCGGCGCAGTTCGGCGAGGTGACCACGCGCTTTGGCTTCGCCAGCAATGCCGACGCCAAGGCGGCCTGGGACGAACTGAATTCGCTGTTTGGGAAATTGAACGGCGATGGCAGCGTTTCGAACGTCAACGCGGCGCTGCTGCAGGCGTTCGCGAAGTTCCGCTGAATGCGGATGCAATGAACAGGAGCGAACAGAGCCAAATCTCTCCGTTTGCTCTGTTGCCCCCTGTTCGGAAACAAAGTCAGGAATCATAGCCCGTGTCGTTGCTCACGAACCTGATCAGCTACTGGAAACTCGACGAGGCGTCGGGCAACGCCCTCGATGCGCACGGCTCCAACGATCTGACCGACAACAACACCGTTGGCACGGCGACGGGCAAGATCAACGGCGCCCGCGACTTCATCCGCGCCAACAGCGAATACTTCAACCACGCCGACAACGCCGACTTCAGCTTCGGCGATGAGGACTTCACGTTCGCCGGCTGGGTCCAATTCAACACTAACGGCATCTACCAGTTCCTCTTCGCCAAGGACAACCAGGCTGGCTCGGGCGAGTACAGCCTGTACCGTTATTCCGACGACAAGCTCTACTTCTACGTGAAGGGGACCGGCGACATCACACACGGCACCACCTCGAGCGTCTCGGGCGGCGCCTGGCATTACATCGTCGTCTGGCACGACAGCGCCGCCAACCAGGTCGCGATCCAGGTGGACAACGCCACGGCCGAGACCGCCTCGTATTCGGGCGGCTGCCACGATGGCACGTTTCAGTTTTGCTTCGGGGCCGACAGCACGCCGAACAATATGCTCGGCGCCTACCTCGACGAGTGGGGCATGTGGGGCCGCGTGCTCACCGCGGACGAGCGCACCAGCCTCTACAACTCCGGCAACGGCCTCGCCTATTCGGAGTTCGGCGGCGGCTCTGGAGTGACCGTCAACGCGTCGGTGGTGAGTGTAACCGCTTCGCTGCCGAGCCGGACGGTCACCGGCGGGGCTTTGGTCGCGCCGGCTGTGCAGAACGTCACCGCGAGCCTGCCGAGCCGGACGGTTACCGGCGGGGCTTTGGTTCAGCCGGCGGTGCAGGCCCTGACCGCGAGCCTGCCCGCGGCCCTGGCCAAGGGCGGAGCGCTGGCCACGCCCAACGTGCAGGTGCTGACAACGAGCCTGCCGGCGCGGACGATCAAGACCGGGGCCAGGGCGACGCCCAATGTCCAGGTGGTGACCGCCTCGACGGCGGCCAGGGCCTTCGTGGGGCAGCAGGGGCTGTTCGTCGAGCCGTCGATCGAGTTCGACATCCCCGAGCGGCAGACCGAGTTCGACATCCCCGAGCGGCAGACCGAGTTCGACATCCCCGAGCGGCAGACCGAGTTCGACATCCCGGAGCGCTAGCAATGGCCGACACGATTTACAACAGCTTCAAGCGCGACGTGCAAAACGGGGCGCTCGACCTCGATACCGACACCATCAAAGTCATGCTGGTGACCTCCACCTACACGCCCGACCAGGATGCGCACACCAAGCGTTCCGACATCACCAACGAGGTTTCGGGGACGGGCTATACCGCGGGCGGGGCGGCGCTGGCGAACAAGTCGGTGACCCAGGACAACACCGACAACGAAGGCGTCTTCGACGCCGACGACGTGCAATGGGCCAGCGCCAGCATCACCGCGCGCGGGGCCGTCCTCTACAAGAGCCGCGGCGGCGCGGCGTCCGCCGACGAACTGCTGTTCTACCTGGACTTCGGCGCTGACAAGACGGCCAGCGGCGGCAACTTCGATTTGCAGTGGAACGCCGAGGGCATCGAGAACCTCAACTGACTCTCGCGCCAAGCCGCCAAGGCGCGAAGTGCCTTCGCTTGGCGGCTTCGCGGCTTGGCGCGAGATCCGTCTTTTTCATGGGGCGACTTATGTTCGATCAATCCGTCCGCGACGATCTGGAAACCATCCACGGCGCGCCGTTCAGCGAAAAAGAATGGGCGGCGCTGCGGCAGTGCCTGCGCTGCCTGCGGGCCGGCAAGCGCATCGCGCGGCGAACGATCAAGCCAGGCACGCCGGAGGAACGCACGATCGGCAGGGTGATCGATGTGCCCGACGCCGGCAGCATGGACCCGCGCAGCGCCATCCGCAAGGTAATGGCCCTGGCCAAAGGCAAGAACATTCACCCGCTGGCGGCGGCGCGGGAACTGGTGTTTGTCTGGGTCGAGTGACACGGAGTCTCGCGCCAAGCCGCCAAGGCGCGAAGGCGTTCTTTCATCTCGCGGCTTGGCGGCTTGGCGCGAGATCCGTCTGTTTCGAGACAAACATGAGCATCCCCAAGGTCTACGGCACAAAAGCGCCCACCGACGATCTCGATTTCGCCGTCAACCTCAGGCGCTGGCGGCAGGTGACCGTCGATAATCCGATCGTCTCGGCCGAGGTCTCGGCGTCGCCATCGGGGCTTTCGCTCGGCGCGCCGGTGCTGGACTCGCCGCCGGCCACGGCGCGGCGGGTCGAGACGCGCATCCAGGGGGGCGATGCCGGCACCACCTACACCGTCACCTATCTGGCCACGTTACTCAACGGCCGCGACATCACGGTCTATCTCGAACTCGACGTCAGCGGCCCTTGACGGTGAGTCTCGCGCCAAGCCGCCAAGGCGCGAAGACGTTCTTTCGCTTAGCGCCTTGGCGGTTGGCGCGAGCTTCGAGACAGAGCATGGCGTTGCAGAGCTTTTCCGAACGGACGTTGCGGGGCCTGAAGCGGCTGATCCGCGCCGAGGGCGAGCGGAGAACGCCCGACGCCCAGCCTCTGGCTACCAGTCAGCAGGTCGCCTATGTGACGATTACCGGCGCTGAGGACAGCGGCTACTTCCCGGCCAACGCGACGCTGTGGAACTCGGTCGACGAGGCGTGGGACGACTTCGGCGCTGTGTGGTGCTTCGCGGCCGTCGGCGCAATCGATCCCGACGACGCCAGCGTTGAGTACCTCGGCCTGCGCTTCGGCGACTTCACGATCGGCGGCGACACGCGGCCGGTGTTCGTCGTCGGCGGCGCTGGCAGCAGCACGGTCGAAGAACTCGACGGCACGCCCGCCTATAGCGGGATCACCAGGTTCATTTTCGATCAGACGGACGGGTTCGCGCTTTCGCAGCCGGCGGCCAACCAGGTCCGGATCGATTTGCTGCCGACGCTGGCGGTCGAAACGCTCGACACGTTTTCCTCGTACGCGGCGATCAGCAAGCTCATCTTCGATCAGGAGGACGGGTTCGAGCTGTCGCAGCCGGCGGCCAACCAGGTCCGCATCGATTTGTTGCCGGCAGCCGCGACGCAAATCGGCGTGGTCGATCTCGTCGAGGACCAGCAACTCGGCGCGGGCAGGAAGAAGGTCGAAGGGCTGTTGTCGAGTTTTAACGTCAGCGTAAGCGGCGCCGGCGGTGACACGGACTTGATTGTCTCACTGGGCGACGTTCCAGGCACTGGCGTTCCTCCAGGTTCCAGCCCTGGGCTCTACCTGAAGGGCAGCGGAGTCACGCCAGAATCGTTTGGCGTGCTGTATCACTTGGGCGAATCGGTGCTGACGCTGCAATCGCGCGACGAACGAGAGGCGTCGACGGATGACCGGACTTCGGCCTACCTCGAGCTCGACTGCAACGGCACGACCTGGGCGCGTTTACGGTTGGGCTGGAATCGCCCATACACCGGGGGTACGGTCGGCCAGCCGCATTATGGGATTTACAACTACGCCATTCTCGATTGGTCCGATGGAACGACGACCGACGTCGGCGATCCGCTCGTGACCGTGGACGTTGTCGGCGGCCTCGTCATTGGCGGCTCCACGTCGCTGGCTTCGGGCAGCATCTCCGACTTCGCCGAGGCCGCCCAGGATGCTGTCGGCGGCATCCTCGTCGACTCGGGCCGCATCGACCTCACCTACAACGACGGCACGCCGTCGATCACCGCCGATCTGATCTCCGACACCGTCACCGCCGGCTACCTGCACGCCGGCGCGACGGACGTTCTCTTCGGCCGATCCTCTGGCGGGGCCGGGGCCGGGGAGGAGATTACCTGCACCTCGTTCGCCCGCTCATTGCTCGACGATGCCGACGCCGCGGCCGCGCTGGCGACCCTGGGCATTTATCAGATCGCGACCTATACGCCATCGAACGTGACGACCGATCGATCTTACGATGCCAACGCGACCACGCTCGACGAGATCGCGGACGTTCTGGGCACGCTGATCGCCGACCTGCAGGCGGCGGGGGTGCTGGCGTGAGATGTCGGATGTTGTTGCTTTAAGGGGACGCGATGGACGAATTGCAACGGACCAAACAGTCGCTGGCGGAGGCGCTGGCCGCCAACCAGTCGCTCGCCGAATCGCTCGGCCGCATGACCGCGGAGCGCGACCGGGTCATTCTCGAGCGCGACGGGCACCGCGGCGAACTCGTCGCCGTGCAGACGGCGCGGGCGCAACAGTCTCGCCTCGCCGAGCAGTTGCGCCAGCAGGGCCGCGAGCAACTGGCCGCCAAGGAGAAAGAACACGCCGAGGCCGTCAAGCGGCTGCACGAGCAGCACGCGGCCGATGCCGAAAAGCAAAAGGCGCGCGAAGGCGACCTGAGCCGGCGCGCGCAAGCTGCGGAAGCAGCGCTGGCCGCGGCGATCGGCGAGCGCGACGAAGCCCGCGCGTTGTTGGCGAAACACGATCCGGAGATGAAGGCCGACGCCGAACAGAAGGCCCGCGCGGAGAAGGAAGCCGAGCGCGACAAGCTCCGCAAGCAACTGGATGCGCTCGAACGCGACTTGGCCTGAATCCTACCGGTAGGATTTTGGCGCGTGCGCGACTGGCGCATCCGCCCGCGGTGCTACAGTGAGTGCAGCACAACCGTCGCCCGGTCGCCCGCGCCCAGGGACCCCGACGCCCACATTGCCCTTCGCCCTCGCCCCGAGGTCCTTTTCGTGTCCTACGATCCCGCCGCCGATCCGATCACGCTGGTCGCCCTATCCAAGGCGATCGACAAGCAACTCGGCAAGTTCGCGCCCGAGCCCGGTTCGCATCCGATCGACAGGGCGCTGACCATCAAGCTGTTCGGCACTTTGCAAAAAGACCAGCCCCAGTGGCAGCAATGGAAGCCCGACGTGCCCTGGCCGCTCCTGCTCACGCTGCTTTGCCAGCGCGCCAAATTCAACCGCGGCGATGCGAAGCGGCTGATCCTCGATTGCACGAAGGCGGCAATCGGTTTCGCCGGCGAGGCGCCGGACAAGCCGGGTTTCGCCGATCGGCTCCGCGATGCCGAGGATGCGATCGAGGAGGCCCGCGAGTCGGCCGACAAGATCCCGAAGTCAAAGGCGGGCGCGACCAAATGGGTCGGGACCTGCACGATCGAGAAGGCAGATTGAAGGTCGCGCGAAGCCGCCAAGTCGCAAAGCGAAAAAACATCTTCGCGCCTTGGCGGCTTAGCGCGAGAAGGTCGGCAAAGATGCTCGACGGTTGGAGCCCATTGACGACGCGCTACCTGATCGCCGGCATCTTCGTCGCGCTGATCGTGCTCGACGTGATCCTGGCCGCGTGCATCGGCAACGAGGCGACGCTCTCGAAGCAAATGCAGCGCCTCTATCTGTCGTGGCCGATCATCGCCGTCGCCTACGGCGGGCTCGGCGCGCATTTCTTCGTCGCCAAGCATGATATCTGGCCGGGCTGGTGGGAGTTCCTCAAGCCGGCTCTTTGCCTGCTGACCGGCTTCATCGCGTTCCTGGTCGCCTGGCAGCAGAGTGCCCCGGAGATCCGTCCATGAGTTCGCCCACCATAATCGATCTGCGCACGCCGCGCCCGACGCTGCCCGATTGCCGGCGGCACTGGCTGCGCGGCATCCTCGCTGGCCTGCTGCTTGCGCTCGGGGGGCTGTTTGTGATCTGGCTGATCGAGCGTGCCTACAGTTGGCGCGGTCGGCCGGCGACGGCCAGGCCCGTGCAGGCCGCGGCTCACGAGGTAACGATCGAACAGGATGCAATGGGGCTGGCTCCGTTTGCTCCGTTGCCTCCTGTTGATGAGATACCGATCGAACAGGAGGCAACGGAGGAAACAGAGCCGGCCTCTCTGTTTCCTCCGTTGCCTCCTGTTCGATCGCCATCTCCTGTTGGGATTGATGCAAACGGCCCGGCCAACCACGGCGAGGAGATTACCGTCGACTTGCCCATCGCGCAGCACCAAACCAACATCTCGGTCAAGGGCCTCGGCTGCTGCGTCTTCCGCTCGATCGACCACGCCGCCCGCTATCAGAACGTCCCGGCGCTGATGCACTTCCCCGAATGGATGCGGCAAAACAACATCCCCGGCGGCGGTTATCCCGAGAAGGTCGCCAAGCTGATCCCGCAGATCGCCCGCGACCGCGGCTTGCCCGTCCCCGATTACATCCAGCACACCGGGGGCGACATGGAGTTCCTGCGCCTGGCGCTCGGCACCGGCCGGTTCGTCTGTGTCACCTACGACGGCCGCGATGGCGTCTTCCACCGCGGCCCGATCAGCCACATGGTCAACCTGGTGCACCTGTCCGACAAGTGGGCGGTGATCCTCGACAACAACTATCCCGGCAAGTACCTGTGGATGACGCCCGCGGAATTCGAATCGCGCTGGAAAGGCGGTGGGGGAGGCTGGGCCATTGTGCTGTTGGCGCCGCCGCCGCCGCCCGTGCCGGTGAGCAGATAGAGTCAACACTCGCGCCAAGCCGCCAAGGCGCGAAGATGCTTTTTCGCTTTGCGCCTTGGCGGCTTGGCGCGAGATCGAGTCATAATCATGCGTCGTGGTTTGCCATTGCTCGCACTGCTCCTATTCACCGCCCTGGCCCCGGCCGAGTCGCCGACTGCCTGCCACGGCTGGTATCAGTCGCCCGACGCCGGTCGCCTCGATCTGTATTGGCGCGGCGAGAAGATCGGCATGCTCGATCCGCTGACGGCCAACTGGCAGACCGAAGGGAAGGCCCACCAGGTTGACCTGGTCGCCACCTTCGGCCTGTCCCGCCCGCGCCCGGCGATCGGCGACGATCCGTTCCCCGGCGGCGTGCAAGCCGACAAGATCCCGCCAGTCGGAGCGCCGACCTATCAGATCAACGGCCAACCGGCCGACAAGCAAGCCGCGCTGCGGAAACTGGATGACTCCTATCAAGAGAGAAGGGGAGAAGGGGAGAAGGGGAGAAGGGGAGAAGGGGAAAAGCACTTCCTGACCGCGGTGCTGCCCGACGCGCCGCGCCAACAGTTCCTCAACGACATCAACGCTCACCCCGCGCTGCGGGCCTGGCGCGGGAAGCTTCACATAAATGCTTACGCGCCCACCGACTGGCACGTCGGCCAGATCGGCCTGGCCGAGGGGATTACTTACCAAGGCGCGGCCGACGCCCAGGGCCGCGCCTTGGTGCGCTTCCGCCTGCGCACCTACGCGGGTCCCGATTGCGCCGCGCAGTTGGCCGAGGCGCTGCGGAAGGCCGACGGCGGCTACAAGCCCGACAGCGATCCGGATCCGGCGAAGCTGCCATCGCCGACGCCAGGACCGCCGGCGTCGCCCATCCTGGACGGGATCGACGTCGATCAGACATCGCAGTGGGGCGCGACGGGGGCAGCGCTGTTGTCGCTGCTGCTGAGCTTGCGCCGGCGGTATGCGGTGTAACTGGATCTCGCGCCAAGCCGCCAAGGCGCCAAGGAAGCAAAACCCAACCCCCAACCCCTTCGCGTCTTAGCGGCTTGGCGCGAGAATCCGGAGATCCAATGTCAACGTCCGCTATCATCGCCCTGATCACCGCGGGGGCGGCCCTGCTCGGGCACCTGATCCCGCGCAAGCCCGCCACGCCGAACACTCCCACGCCCAACACGTCCACGCCCAAAACGCCCACTCCGGACGATGGCAGCGATCCGTTCAGCAAGCTGCCCGGCCTGCCCGGCCATCCGCTGCTCAACTGGATCTTCAAAAAGAAACAGGAGCAGACCCAGCGCGAGCAGCAGGCGACGTTCGATTCCTTCGCCGTCGACTCGCTGGTCGGCTTCCTCAACACCGATCCGCAGGCCAAGGCGCAGGTCCTGACCAAGCTCGGCGGCAAGTAGCTCTGTCCTCTGTCCTCTGCCTTCTGGAATCGGCCCGTCGCTGTACTACATGGGCCGACTACCCGCCGGCCGCGCTGCGCTTTCTGAATCCATGATCGCGCCAAGCCGCCAAGGCGCGAAGGGTTGGATCCTTTGCGCCTTGGCGGCTTGGCGCGAGTCGGGTTTTTATTCGGGCTTAACGGTCAGCCCGAGCACGCGCAGCACGTGCTCGAGGTTGTGCGAGCCCATGCCCGCCTTGCGCCTCAGAAAGTTGGCGACGGCATCTTCGCTGACGGCCCAGCCCGTGGCGAGCGCGCCGCGCAGGGCTTCCGCGGCGAGCCGCTCGAACTCGTCGCGCGAAATCCGCTCGCCGGTCAGCGCCTGCCAGTCGGCATGATCTTCTTCGGGCGGCAGCCAGATGCGCACGTTAAGCATCGATCGCCTCCTCTTCCGGGTCGCAAAGCGTCTCGACCATTTCGGCGAGCAGGATGTCGGCCTCGGCGCGGTCGATCGAAATCTCGCCGCGCACCAGCCGCGCCAGGATCGCATTAGACCGCCGATCTCGGCTCGGCCTGGACTCCAACAGGGGGGATTTTCGGCCCGTGATCGGCCGCGGACAATGTCGCCCACGTGACCACGCGCGGGGAGTGACCCCGCCGGCGGCGCTCCATGCGCTTTCGACAGGCCGCGGTCGCGTGCCTGGCCGGCGGCGCGACCCGCCGTCCGCAAAGGCAGATACAGTCCTCGGGCGTGACAGGTCCTGCGCACGCGACCGCACGTGCGAGAGCGAGGCCCATCAGCCAGGGGACGGCGTTGCCGATCGCGCGTGCCCGAGCTCCGGACGTGAGACTACGCAGCGGCAAAGCCGGCGCTCCCTGGCGTGTGACTCGACGGCAATGGCGGTCGTTTTTTCCGTCCAGGCGGCATAGCACCGGGGGCGTGACTGGCCTGAGTTCGTTTGTGCGCCGAGGCCGGATGATCGAGGGCCAGTAATCGGGGGTGCCGAACTGAATGTGACGCAGTCTTTTCTGCTTGCCGCCGCATTCGCAATCGGTCAGATCGAGGCGCTGCACGTGGTACCCGGCCACTTCGACCGTGGGAACCGAGCGAACGTTCTCCATCAGGAACCACGCCGGTTGCGACTCGTTGATCAACCGGAGGAAGTGACCGACCAGGCGATCGCCCTCCGCGGCATCGCGGAATCGATTGGCGTCGGAATAGTTCTGGCAGGGAGGCCCGCCGATGATTCCGTCGAAGCGACCCGCCGGCGAGTGAAAGTCCTCGATGCGTGCATCCCAAAGCGTGTCGGGCCCGCGGACCACGCAGTAGCCCTCGGCCTCAAACGCTCGGCCGAGCAGGTCGATGCCGGGGAATAGGGAAAGAACCAACTGCATTTGTGACTTCGCTGCGTGACTCAGCCAGGCCGTGACCCTGCAGCGTGGCCGTCACGGCCCCATCGTGTGACGGAGCTCCGGGCGGGTGTGCCTACGCTGCGGCGTGACTCGCCGATCGCCGCTCCTCCGCCAGGCGGTTGTGCTGCTCGATCTTCTCGGCCTCGGCGTGCCGGCATGTCGGGCAGAGCCGATGCGTATAGACCCGGCCGCCGATCAGGTGCGGCGCATCCTGCACATCGAGTTCGAGCCAAGCGCAGATCCAGCAGTGCTCCTTCATGCGCTCCTCTTTTCGCCAGCTGGGGCCGCACGATCCTGCGCCACTCGAGAAACGTCGCACGATAACGCGGCCGGCCCGATCGGGCTCAACTCGGCCATGATCGCCTGGCGTTCCAGCGCTGGCAGTCTTCGCAGGCCCGCCGACCAGGTCCGCACTTTGCGCGTGATGCGTTCGCGCTGGCGTTTGTTGCCGCCGAGGTAGCGGTAATCGTGCAGCACCGTTGGCTCGGGGTAGTTCATCCACACGTACTCGCGGGCCTTGCGGCCGCCGCGGGTCATCGAGTGGAACGAAATGAACCGCCACTCCTGCAGGGCCGCGGCATAGAGCGGCGACCAGTAGCCGGAGATCGCCACGTCGCAGGGCAGCCGCTTGATCACGTCGAGCAATTCCACGTGCTGCGCCCGCGTCATTTCGAAGCGGTAGAGCTTGCCCGAGCGCCGCGTGGACATCAGGTAGGGGGGATCGCAGTAAACGAAGGTGCGTGGTGAGTGGTGAGTGGTGAGTGGTAATTCGTGGGCCCGGCCGAGGCCGCTCGATTCAGCGACCCCGCCAGGTTGGCGGCTGCCGTGGCCGTTGGATGATGCGACCGCAGCTGCGGTCGCCGAATGTTGCGGCGGGATCCCGCCGCCGGATAACGCGCCGCCA